CAAAAAAACTTTTATGTTTAACGGTAAGTCGTACACGACTAGAACCGCCGACGACAATAAACGTGACGCCGCAGCTAAAGATAAGTCCGCAGCAGCAAAGGGGGTGACGTTTAAACCTGTAACGGATAGCGACATCGCCCGAGCTAAAGACGCTGTAAAACGCCCAACCAGCGGCCCTAAGACAAACCCCGGTCAGGTGCAGCAGCCCTCCGCCAAAATTGCAATGGATAAAGCGGAAGCTCTCGCGCGTGAGGAAAAAGCTGCAGCCGCGGCCGCGAGGACGAAGAAAGCTAAAGCCGACATGGAAGACACGAAAGCTCGGATGAGCGCAAGGCGTGAAGAAAAGGGCGGGTTTAAACTATTTCCAAAAATGGCCTCTGGTGGCGCAGTAAAAGCCAAAGGTATGGGTATGGCTCGTGGCAGTAAAGCCTGCAAGGTGCGCTGATATGAAAGGCTCACGGGGAATGGGTTGTATGATGGAGTCTAAGCAGCCCAAACCTGTGGCTATGAAAGAAGGCGGCACTGCCACTAAGACATCTCCTGAGAAATGGGAGCGAGCCAAAGCCACCGCTAAAGCGCGTATGGGCGGCAAGCACTCTGCAAGGGCTATGCAACTGGCTACTAAAATCTACAAGGACGGCGGTGGCGGCTACGAGGGCAAAAAGTCCAGCACCAACAAGCTGTCCAAGTGGGGCAAGGAAGACTGGGGCACAAAGTCAGGTAAGAACTCTACAGAGGGCCCCAAAGCGACAGGTGAACGGTATCTACCTAAGAAGGCTCGTGAGGGCTTGAGCAGTAAAGAATACGCGGCTACAACCCGTGCTAAGCGGGAAGGTACGGCAAAGGGCAAACAGTTTGTTTCCCAGCCTAAGAAAATAGCCAAAAAGACAGCAGGGTTTAGAGCATGACAACATCAGGCACCACATCGTTTAACTTAGACCTCACCGACTTGGTGGAGGAGGCGTTTGAGCGAGCTGGTGCCGAGATGCGTACTGGCTACGACTTGCGCACAGCGCGTCGTTCATTAAACTTGATGTTTACAGACTGGGCCAACCGCGGCATCAACATGTGGACTATAGAGTCGGGCGAGATTGCACTGACCCCCGGCACCGGCACATACAACCTACCTTCAGATACCGTAGACCTAATAGAGCACGTTATCCGCACAGGCGCAGGTAACACAGCCACACAGGCGGACTTGTCGGTATCTCGTATTAGCGTTTCTACCTACGCGTCGCTCCCTAACAAACTGTCCACAGGCCGCCCGATTCAAGTCTACATCGATCGTATTGCTCCAGTACCCACAGTCAATCTTTGGCCCGTGCCAGACACTGCGCAACCCTATACGTTGGTTTACTGGCGCTTGCGCCGTATCCAAGACGCAGGGGAAGGCGTTAACACTATGGATGTCCCATTCCGTTTCTTAAATTGCATGGTTGCGGGTTTGGCGTTCATGCTTTCTATGAAGGTGCCCGGCGGTATGGATCGCTTGATGGTATTAAAGCAGCAGTACGACGAGGCATGGGAGTTGGCCGCAACAGAGGACCGTGATAAGTCATCTAGCCGCTTTGTGCCGCGCTACATGTCTATTGGGTAAGTATGAGCAGTAAGTTCGCGTCAGGTAAGCATGCCATATCGGAATGTGACCGGTGTGGGCAGCGGTACAAGTTACAGGCGTTGAAAGAGCTTATTGTTCGTACGCGCAAAACAAACGTTATGGTGTGTCCAGAGTGTTGGGAGAAAGATCACCCACAGAACATGCAGGGTATGTACCCTGTGGAGGACCCACAAGGCCTTCGCAACCCCCGCACAGATAAGTCTCTTGCACCCACTGGTGGGGATTTTAGCTCACGTGGTATTCAGTGGGGGTGGAACCCAGTTGGTGGGGCCCGAGGGTTTACAGTTGTAGAGACGCCAAATGACTTGGCACCGCTAGGTATTGTTGGTACAGTCACAGTAGTGATAACTTGAAGGAATTACGATGAAAAAGCAAGCTCAAGCCGTTTACAGACAGCCTAAACCAGTCCCCGTCCCACAGACTGCGGGTTACCCCGAAAAAGGCATTAAGACTACGGGCGTTAAAATCCGCGGTACAGGCGCAGCCACTAAAGGCACGATGGCTCGCGGCCCGATGGCGTAAGCGGAGTTTAGTATGACGTATGACGAGTTGAAAGCCAATATCCAAGATATTACGGAGAATACGTTCACCGAGGATCAACTCGCCATGTTCACGCAGCAGTGTGAGCAGAAAATATACAACGCCGTACAAATACCAGCGTTGCGTAAAAACTCAACGGGTAACTTAACTACGGCTAACAAGTATTTGAGCACCCCATCAGACTTCTTGTACACGTTCTCTTTGGCGGTTGTGGACGGCAGTGGCAACTATGAATACTTGCTGAATAAGGATGTGAACTTCATCCGCGCCGCCTACCCCAACCCAACGTCTACGGGCTTGCCCAAGCACTACGCTTACTTTGACGACAACACCATCATCTTAGGACCTACACCCGATTCGACTTATGAGGTGGAGCTACACTACGGCTACTACCCCGAGTCTATTGTGACTGCGGGAACGACGTGGCTTGGTGAGGAGTTCGACTCCGCGTTGCTTAACGGGGCTTTGATTGAGGCTATTCGCTTCATGAAGGGTGAGGCTGATATGGTTAAGCTATACGTAGAGATGTTTACCGCATCAATGTCGTTGTTGAAACAGTTGGGTGACGGCAAGCTGCGCACCGACGCATACCGCTCGGGGCAAGCCCGAGTACCAGTAAATTAAGGAGTAAGAGATGGCTATCACCCAATCTATGGTCACGTCGTTCAAAGTTGAACTTTTTGGCGGCATCCACGACTTGGACACAGACACAATCAAAATCGCGTTGTTCACATCGGCGGCTACGCTGAGCGCGGCTACGACCGCGTACGCTACTACCAATGAGGTTGTGGGTACGGGCTACGTGGCGGGGGGCAACACACTCTCAGGCGCGGCTATTAGCTCGGGGGGCACTACAGCGTTCGTAGACTTTGCGGATACTACGTGGAGCACAGCGACTATTACGGCACGCGGCGCGTTGATTTACAACAGCTCAAAGGCAAACCGTGCGATTGCTGTATTGGACTTCGGTGCTGACAAGACAAGTACCGCAGGTGACTTCACCGTCCAGATGCCAGCCGCAGATGCTAGCAATGCCTTGATACGTATCGCTTAAGGGTAGAGTATGACCTCGTCCGTTGAATACTCCGGTTGGGGTGGCGGCGCATGGGGCCAAACGCCGTGGGGCGCTGATTTACTGATTATCTCGGTAGATGGTGTCACCGGCACGGGTCAGATTGGCGAAGTAGCGGTTCTTGAGAACGAGATTGTTCCGGTTACGGGCGTCTTTGCTACTGGCGCAGTCGGCTCGGTTATAGCCACAGGTGGGGCCACCGCGTTCCCTGACGGGGTCCAAGCCGCAAGCCAGATTGGCAGCGTAGTAGTTACAGGTGTAGCGTTTGTTTACCCCACAGGGGTACAGGACACAGGCGAGATTGGGGACGTGGTTGTATCCATACCCAAGATCGTAATCGTTACGGGCGTTGGGGCCACTGGTGCAGTTGGTGACGTAGTAGCTAGCGCTGGCGCGGATGTCCCCGCAGTTGGTGTTGAAGCCACAGGCGCAACAGGCAGTGTAGTTGTTACGGGCACCGGGGTTGTTGTACCCACAGGTGTAGTTGGTGCTAGCCGGATTGGCTCCGTACGAATACTGCTCAACATTCGGGTCTCCGTAACAGGCGTTGTAGGGGTATCCGCAATAGGGGTAGCCGGGGTTGTAGCCAGAGCAAATGTGTTCCCAGAAGGTGTGTTCGGCACCGGACAAATAGGTTTTGCGCTCGTATGGGGCGAAATAGATGACAACCAGACGCCAAACTGGCAAAATGTGGTAGATACACAAGGCGCAGTCTGGCAGAATGTAGACAGTGCGCAAGCACCCAACTGGCAGCAAATAGCTGCATGAGGATAAAAGATGCCTAGTTCATATACCGATAGCCTGCGATTAGTCCTCCCCGTAACGGGCGAGCTAACAGGTACATGGGGGGATACTGTAAACGTAGGCTTGACCGCACTACTGGATGCAGCCGTAGCGGGGACCGCTGCTGTGGCCCATGACGACTCCGCCAACTACACGCTAACAAGCAACAACGGGGCCGCAGACGAAGCCCGACGCATGTTCCTGAACGTGACAGGAACGCTCACAGCGGCACGCAACGTGGTATGCCCTACAGCATCTAAGCTGTACTTCATTAAGAACGCCACGACTGGCGGCTTTGCGCTGACGCTTAAGACCTCTGCGGGTACGGGAATCTCTGTACCTAATGGCAAGTCCATGGTGCTGCGTTGCGACGGGACAAACGTAGTTGAGGCAGTAGACCAGATCAACGCGCTAACTGTAGCTAGCCTAGTTGCCGCAACGGCAGACATTAACGGCGGAACAATTGACAGCGCAGCCATTAACGCCACTACCGTAGGCGCATCAACCCCATCTACAGGCGCATTCACTACACTAGCAGCATCAGGTGCATTCTCACTAGCTGGTGACCAAGTTCAAGTAAGTGAAGGCGGCACTGGCGCTACGACCACGACACAGGCCAAGATCAACTTAGAGTCAATTACTGCAGCTACTGGCTCACAGATTCTTCCTGTAGGCACCACAGCCCAGCGAGATGGTTCTCCTACATCGGGCTACTTGCGGTTCAATAGCACGTTGTCCAAGCCTGAGATATACAACGGCTCTGCATGGGGGTCGGTTGGAGGCGGAGCCACAGGCGGCGGGGCAGATGAGGTATTCATTGAAAACGGACAAACAGTTTCGGCGGATTATACAATTCCCGTGGGAAAAAACGCGATGAGCACAGGCCCCATCACAGTAGACGACGGTGTGGTAGTTACTATTAGTTCTGGTTCTAGGTGGGTGGTGATCTGATATGAAACCAATAAATAACTTTGAAGGAATTTATGCCGCCACAGAACATGGCGAAATTGTTTCAATAAAAACAGGGCAACCCATTATTCTTAAGGGTGGTAATCAAGTTGGGTATAGGACTTATTCCCTACGAAAAGACGGGGTTCAAAGTCAACACTTAGGCCATAGACTGATTGCGGAAACATTTATTCCAAATTTAGAAAACAAACCACAAGTAAACCACAAAGACGGCAATAAGGCGCACAATGCTGTTAGCAATCTTGAATGGGTAACAAGATCAGAAAATTCAAAACACGCTTATGTAAACGGATTGATTAAAATTACAGAAGATCATTTAAACTTAATGCATAAAAACGCAGGCAAAACCAATGCTATATTTACCAAAACGCATGCTTATAACATTTGTGCCATATATGAACACATGGAGCATAAAAGCACCAGAAAGTTAGCAAAGGCTTACGGTTGTTCTAGGCCAACAATCCAGCGTATTGTTAATGGCACAACAAAGTATTTTGCAAAGGAGTTAGTATGATTATATTAAATGGAACAACTGGCATTACAACGCCGGACATTGATTCAACAGCGGGATTTGATGGTGAAGATTTAACGGGTGATGTTGCTGCTGCACGTATTACTGGAGCATTAAACGCCACAGGCTCTGCACCTATTTATGCTTGCAGGGCTTGGGTGAACTTCAACGGCACTGGAACGGTGGCTATTCTGGCCAGCGGGAATGTGTCGAGTATTACTGATAACGGTGTTGGTGACTACACGGTTAACTTTACTACTGCGATGGTAGATGCTAATTACGCCGTTGCTGGTACGTCACCGCAGTCACCGACTTACACTATAGCGTCATCAATAGGTGTTAGGGTTAATACTTTTGCGACATCAGCAACACTAAAGAGCATTAACGCAGTTAGGGTTGAAGTTCGAGTTGATACTGGGGTTACCTCAGATGGGTCACAAAACAGCATAATTATATTTGGCAACTAAAAGGAAAAATCATGGACAACAAACGAATTATCTTCTCAAATGACGAAGGTGGTGTTGCCATCATTGTTCCCGCTGACTGCGACTTAACCATTGAGCAGATAGCAGCTAAAGACGTACCAGTTGGCACACCATACAGCATCGTGGACGCAGCAGACATTCCAACCGACAGAACATGGAGAAATGCGT